GCCCCCATAATGCCGTTGTTTAGATAAATCTAACGACTACGAGTTATGGAGTTTAATGGTGAGGTTATAACCCCTTTACAGGTTCTTTAATGAATTTATAAGTTTCAGTATAGTCCTTTTCCTTAAATATTAATGCCACTTTCGATTCTAAAATCGTACGAGTATTAATTTTTTTGGAAATAGGCTTTTCCCTAACAATATAAGTAAATTCACTAGGAACATCATAAAGTTTCCAGGTTAAACACATAAGTGAGGCATCCATTGGACGGATTGATTCATAGGCGTTATTGAAACGTTTCCAGAATCTATCCTTCACAGGACGGACCTTCATCGACAATTCCAAGGCATCTTCAACAGATTCTTGGTTTGTTCTTTGAAAGAATGCACCTGATGACCATGTGAATGGTGTATGCATCTCTCTCTTATGTAAAACTTGTTCATAAATATCATTACTGAAGTCTCCAGGTAGTAAAAAAGCAGAATACTGCGAATTATCTTCTACTGCCGGACTGGACAATAACGTTGAACTGATTAATGGGCGGAATGCCAATTTTTTAAGTTGAGATTGTGTGCCTTGGAAAAGGTCATAACGTTCTCTTAAAAAAAAGGCCAACTTCAATTGAAAATCTGTAAAAAAGTTTTCAATTCCATGGTTAATAAAACCTAGTCCTCCGAGTAAGATCGGAGCGAAAAGGTTATACTTACCGCCTTCAGTCAATATATTAATTCTATCTTTATGGTAGAATAAAAAATATTTATGAGTTATCAATTGGTGGTCTGTTCCAGCCAAAACTTTGTTATACCAGTCGGATAAGGGCAAAAGCTCCTTCCCGCTGCGTACACGTAGTTTTGATTGACCAGTTAAGAGCCCAACATTTATGTAATCTATTTTCTCCAATTTATTACCCTTAAAAAGGTAACAAGTTGAATTGATAGTTAATATATCTGTGTGGATGTAGTTCTTCCCAATGGATAATGAAAAACCAACCTCTTTTATAGATTCTTGCCATATAACGTAAAAACGCTTGTTGGATCTAAATAAAATATCATCTCCATTCACCTTTACAGGTAAACGGTTTAATGGTACTTCATGAAGACAACCCAACTCCTTCATATACTTTCTAAAAGCTATCGCATAACTGATTAAATTAATCGCGCATAAGATAGGGAAAGATAATGGGGATCCCATAAGTTGACCGTTTTGTTGAATTAATTCATCAATACCAGTCGATTTTGGGTAAGTGATTTTAGAAGAGTAAATAACACCTCTTAAGATGTTTTTATCTACTTCCGTTAGATCAGATTTATCAAGAAAACATTCAAAGGCTGCAACAGTATACTTTGATTTAATATTATCAGTTGCTGCAGAGTAATCTCCAGAAACCCAAGAATTGAATCCTAGTTTACCGTTGAAATACTTTTCGATGTAAGCTTCTTGATCAAGAATCTCTAAAATGTGATTATCGTTTAACGTTTCATGTGTTAATGCAAATTGCTTAAACTTGCTCAAGAACTTCCATGTTGCCTTTTGAAAAAATTTCGAAAAGTAATAAGGAAGAACTTGGCCCTTGGTTATCATACGAACTTTTAAAGGTTCTGAGATACCATAGGTTTTAACAGTTAACATATGAGAGGTCGGATAGACCATAGTTGAACGGAAATCCTCAGGAAGCGGTGTATTAAAAAAACCATAATCCTCGAGTATCATGGAACGTAGTTTCCCTATATCATTACGATATAGGACATCTACAGACCTGTACTCGATGGTTGTATTTAATTGTGGAATATATTCCATAGAATAAAATTCGCTCCTTCCTATCATATTTAATGCGGATGAAAGATCTTCGACATTGCCATCTGGGCCTATTTCTTCTCCTGTAAGTTCGTCTTTCGGACGCAGAGTTGATTGGACTTCCAGTAGTTCTGTTATAATTTCACCAGTTTCTACATTAAGTATGGGGATTTCTACCGCCTCTTTCAGAGGGTAGGTAATACCACATTTTACGCGTTTCATAATATAGCCATATGCGCCGAATTCATCAAAGGATGATTCCAAGTGGGCCGATAGCGAAGGCTTATATAACTTAGGTTTACAAGATTTAAAACCAGAAGTAAATTCTTTACATGTCTCAATATATGTTTCCATATATGATTCATCATAAGTTCTACTTCCTGTTAGCATGCATTTCGCATGCTTCTCGTAAGCTAATTTAATATAAGACTCGTCTACGCGAGCACAGGCACGTTTGACACCTTGCAAGTAACCTTGACAAAGTTTTATGAAACGTCTTTCAAATTTACTGTTATTTCGACCGTATGACGCCAAACGATCCTTTAAAAAGGTACGTAGCGCACCAGAAAACAATAATGGAAAACCCACAGGGAACCCTTTCGGGACCTCAGGTTGATCATTATCCATATATCTGGCTAACGGGTATGCGGTTATGTATTTTGAAAAAGATACAAAATCACACATACGAAATAACATCATCTTACTTAAGGAGGACAGCCAAGTCTCGAGATCAAACTCGAGTTCAGGGTCGAACTCATACAATACGTGCATCTGCGCACGTTGAAACATAATAGTCGGTATAAATACGCTATTACAAGATACAAAAATTGTAGATTTTTCCTTAAGTAAGGAAGCAATTTCCCCAGCTAAAACATAGTTGAGGTATTGTGCACCATAATTAATCACGAAACTTTCTGATTTCATTAAAACACTGCTAACCTGGTTAGTGGTCATAGTTTTACTGAATAAGATTCCGTAATCTTTTATTGATGACATGTTAAAGAATTCTTTAACATGATTATCCTTAAGAGCTTCTGGGAAGGATTGTGATATATTAAATATATCAGGCCCAGCTGGAGTATCTCCAGAATGACAGGCCAAAATACCATTAAAAAGTTGAAGGATTTTCCATCCTTTAACGGCAATTGACGCTGATGTAGTTTTCGTTAATACATTAACAGGCTCACTACTTGAATAACCTTCCTCCCCTTTAGGAGGATCGTTGACATTCTTGTCTGCTGAGCTATGAAAACACTTTACATTGGTC